CCACGTCCAATACCAACACCATCAATTCCAAGTGGGCCTCTTCGACCTCCACCCTTTCCACCAGCTCTTCCACGCCGTCCAGCTCTTCGCTTTGGTCGACGGCGTCCAAGTCCACCTTGGGCTTGACCTCCCATCATTGCAATGAGTTGCCCTTTTGACATTCCAGTAGCTGACCCTTTTCGGGCTCCACGTCGCCGGTTTCTCCGACGTGAATTTTTCTTTCCTTTCGTTTGATTTGAAGACATAATTTCTTCAATATCAGGCTTGTTTAATCTTTCTTCTAGCTCCTGATATCCTAAACCAATGTGAGGCTCCAACTCCTCTTCATCAGATAAATAACTTCGCATCGACATTATCCATGTCGTTCTGCGATTGTCATCAAACGTTTTACAAAAGCTTTCTTCTTCATCATAAAGACGATGGAACATTTGCGGTTGCAAAACTGCTCCAGTAAACAAGCGATAATAAAATTCATCACTCTGTATGTTGCATTTGGCTATAATCCACCTTTGATCATTCATCAAAAGCCGATAGTATCTCTCTAAAAGAAATTCAATCAAGGCTCGACAATATTTTCGAAAAGGCAAATCAGTCCAACCAATTTGCAACAGACAACAGACTCGTGTTAGAGTTGTTTCTGGTGTTATATGTTCCTGGGGAGCAAACAAAAGTGATTGCATCAACTTATTCCTATCATACAAAGGAACAGCTCTCCCATTCATGAAAACTGTATGTGCTGAAAGAAAATCCAGCTCGCTCGCGGGTCGCGGTTCAAGCGTATCCGTTGTGGTGGTGATTCCTAACTCTTTCCAAGTTTCTATCACACTTCTTCCATTATACCACTCGTGAGCGTAATCTGAAACAGTCCAAGTATTATCATCTCCAAGCAATGCCTTAGCAGTATGTTCTTCGAACTTTTCGAGAAAACACAAATCTGCCGGAACAAGTCGTATCCATGCATACGCGAGAATCCAATACAAAATCAAGGTATTATCTGTGACAGTGTTAACTGATCCTGACGGATTACCTCCTTTCTTCATTAGGAGTATTCCCTCGGGAGTCAAAATCAGCGTATGAACAAGGTTTCTATAATATGTTCGAAGTCGGTTCCAGTTTTCGGGGGTTCGGAGATCATCTCTCAAACAGCTCCAGCGAAAACTTGCACAACCCCACATAAGAAACTCTCGTAGTGAAGAATCGTATTGAGACTCATCTAAAGC